ATATCCCCCGACCTTTAAAACACCTGCTTTTGTCTTAAAAATCACGCCTGCGTAAACAATGCCGTTGTAGTTTGTCGTACTTGTACTGTAAGAGCGCATGTAGCCTGTAGAAAAATCGACCTTCATGTCCGGGGAGGTTGATGTTGTTACGGAGCCGCCTTGCCTAAACGCTTGTCCGGTAGCGTGTCCATTTTGAAATGATCCGTAATACCAGAACATCCGCATGTCCGTGCTTGGCGGATTTGAGGTTTGCACATCTGTAAGAAGAATCGCTTCGGGGCCATTTCCTAGCGGCTGGGGAATATTTCTATTGCTCGTTCCATCCCCACGGTAAGAAACAGTTTCTATTGCGTCTGGTATTGCCTTAAATTCCCAGATATAACTATTGTCGACCTGATCCACAAAATACTGCACGGTGGCTGTTCTGAAATTATACTCACCTACGCTAATCGTCGTTCCATTTGCTTGCGAGTCACACCTTGTATAAAGGGCGGTCATCGTGTTTGAGTGATAATACGAGCCGTTAGTCGGGGTGCCTTTTTCCCTGATTATCCTAAAAGCAACATTCTGATTGTTGTGTTGTCTTGTTAAGGGGTCGCTCCCCGTTATGCCATCAGACGCCCGCGCATAATAAGGATTAGAGGAATTGGTACGACTTGTCTGAGTTTCTAGCCGCGTTACATATTTTTCATCATCCGCCTTGGGAGGCTCTGGAAGCATGATAAGCGATAAAACGTGATTAACATCATTATATGCGTCGCCGTTATCCCAAAGCCCTCCGACAGTTGCGCTAGAAGTTCCATTTCCCCAATTAAAGCCCCCACTAGTCTGGTAAAGACCTTGTAAATTCCATTGGTAGTTATTGCTAAAAGCGTAACCAACAGAATAAAAACACCAGCTTGCGCCGAGCATCCGATACAGCCCGCCGTAAGCCCTGCTCGTTGCGTTTCCCTCGCCAAAAAACGCGAGGCGAGGCGGCGCTCCCGAGGACGGGGTGGCGACAATCTTGGACCCCGTCCCGTCTCCCGCCCACGTTAAAATCTCTGCAATAGCTTCGTTTCCGTTTTCCCCGAAGTAGGGGGCACTAAACGTAAACAAGATATCGCAATATTTTCTGTTATTTGTGTTGACGTTAGTCGAAGTCCCGACGTAATAAGCGTCTTTTGTTGCTTCGCTCCAAAAATAAGTAGAATTATAGCTTTGAACTTGGCTAAATATCTGGGACCAACTGTGAGCGTCTCCTCCTGCGCCCGGATTTAGGTTGCGAATATACTGATAGGTGTTTGAGCTAGTAATACTGGGGCACCATATTAAGTCCGGTGCGTAACCCAAAGCGTGAAAGTTTGTTGAATTTGCCGCCGTTCCTGTCCGGAATTGAATATCCATAAATCCGGGGCTTGCGGCAAAGGCCACCCAATCGACCCGTGACCCCGTGGTCCAAGATAAACTGGTAAATTTTGTTTTGTTTATTCTTAAACGGTTTCCAGACGCCCCAACAACAAGCATGTCATACTCGTTTGTCTGACCAGTGTATCCGTTTGTAAAGAAGCCCTCAAAACCCACGCCGTTTTTTCGCGCATAAAAATACTGGCCCTGATCAGAAGAGCCGCGATCCAATATCCAAACAAAGTCTCCGGTTGCATCGAAATCGCCCAAATCAATTTCTGGATACCACGCAGAAATGGCCTTGTACGGCTCGACGACGCTATACGCCCGCATGTTTGTTTGGTTGCCTGCAAAATACTGCAAGCCGTCATATGTAAATCCAAGAAAGTACGGATTTGTTATGTCTGAGGTAAAATAATTATCTTGATCCTCTAAATAAGGATTGCTACTAAAATCATAGCCTTCATCAAACGGCTGAAAATTAAACCTGACGCGATCAGTGTTGAACTGTGTGCAAAATGCCCGTCGCCCATCTCGAGACAAAAAGCCACGGTAATTGCTGTAACTAGTGCTGGGACCAAAAAAATCTTTAGTAAAAGGTGTTGATAGCAGGCTGGGCAAGACAAACGGCGATGCACAGTCCCAAGACCACCAATACCCATCATCATCAAGTATGACGAACTTGCTTCCATCCTCGTTAAATGTAGAGTAGGCGGGACTCTTTAGAAAATCGCTATATTCTGAGTGGTCATATATCAATTCTGATGACGTTGCGGTGCTGTCAATGTCATACGCCGTCGCAAGAGTGGTGAGGTATATGTCTCCGTTAGTGGCGGTATATATAACCTTGGTTCCGTTGCTAACAAAATGAGCATTTTCAGGGGTTAAGCCGACTCCGTTTGTAAACTTGGATTCCGCTTGGGTCTTATCGGCCTGCCAGCCTGCGGGTATTGACGCTAAGTCGTTTGCAGTGGGCAACGTAAACGTATGTAACTCAGTAGCCGTTGTGACCAGAACGCCGGTAGGTGAATAGCACTGCATGGAATATACGGAGCTAATGGCGCTTCCTGTGTCTTTTTTCCATGTATTGATGGCGGTTATCTTGGTGCTGAACGAGTCTTCAGTCCATGTTGAGTAATCGACTTTGTACGAGCCGGTAGCGTAAAGCCCCCTACGGAGCTTGTCTTTTGGTATAACGCCCGAATCCCCGCCAACCGAAACTAACTTGCTAGTGCTCATTAAGACATGTCCTGTCCAGCAACAAAGCCATAAAACGTCGTCCCGCCGTCATGCGTAAACAAAACAAATATGTCAACATCATTTGCTCCGCTAGAAAGCGTGGGGGCTGTGCCTACCGGCCAATCAACAGATGCAGGCCAAGCGAGGGTGTAACCAGACGCGCTAGCATCCTGTATTACCTTTAGGGTAAGCGCGTATGCAGTGCCACTGGACGGAGCGTTTGTAATCGCAACGGTAGTGTTTTCAGATAGCGTTGTAGAAAACGTGCCCGCTGTAGAACAGTCCAGAGTTGTTGTGCCGCCAGACGAGGCAACCGAAGTCTGGTTTTCTTGAAATGCCGTCGCTGTTTGCACTGCCGTAAAAGTGTTTGCTACGTTAGTCGCCGCCGCGTTGGCCGCGTTTGCCAGCGTTGTCTGGTTGATAGCATAAGACAGGCTTGACCATACCGTCGAACCGTCCCCCACCTTTATATTTAAGGTGTCTGTTTCAATGCCAAGCTCGCCTTGCGCCAGCGTAGGGTTGGCCGAAGTCCAGTTTGCCGCCGTGTCTCGACGTATTTGAATTTGGCTAGCCACTATGCTGTGCCTCCATTTATGACCTGAGACGAGGTGTAAACGCTGTTGGCAAATCCGCCATCAACGCGGTCGGACAACACTGCCTCCGTCGCAGGGTAGGTAACGAAAATGTCTTTGGTGCCAGACCCCAAGTTGACCACTGACCCGCTATTCGTGCTTGAAAGAATGGTAGTCCTCGCCAAGGTATTTCCTGCGGAGGCATACGTTCCAAGCCCAACCTCAAAGTCCTCATTGGTGTCATCAATGATGGCGTAGTAGGTTGTGTCACCATCCGACAGAGCGGACGAAAAGGCTACAAAGTTAGCCTCCGCGCCGCCGAGCGAGATTGCTCCCGTGCCCGTTGTGGTGGTGGTTTCTTTTACGCGATCAGCAACGACCAAGGCCATGATTAAGCAATCCGGATAATAGCGTTAGATGCATCAGCAGTGGGGAACACGATGGTGAAGTCGCCTGCACTGGATGACTTGTCAGAGCCAAAGTCCAGAACAACAACCGAGTCAGTCGTGCCTGTGCCGCCGCCAGTAGTCGTGTTGTAGATCAACGCGCCGCGAGCAGTGATCGTTGACGAGCTAAACGTCAAGTCAGCGAAGTCAGTCAACGCTGTTGTTCCTGACGTGGTGGGGGTAACATTGGTCAGCGTGCCGCCGCCAGCAGAATAACCCGTCCCGCTCACCTCATTGGTAACGGTATAGTCAGTAGTAGACGCATCAAAGCTCGCGCTGTTGGTATACATTGCCAGCTTGAAAGTGTGACCTGTGCTGGCGGTGAAGTTGTGCTGGGCCTGAAGCAGTCCCTGCTTAAAACTGGTACACATGTAATTACCGGAAAAAGCCATATCAAAGTCTCCTGATAAGTTCGGCTAGGTCTTTTTGCCCCGCATCGCACAGGGCGTTATAAACAGTAGTTCGGTCGCTTTTAATCGCTTCCTTCATGTAGTAAACAAGGAGCTTCCTGATGTTGTCCTTGAATGCCTGCGCCTGCGCCCGAACTTCGGGAGTGGCGTCCTCAGCAACCGAAACGATCCTGTCTAGGCATCTTTCGGCAACCTCTTCCGGGGTAAACCCCCTGTTGGAAGTCGTTTGTACAAATACATTGCCAACAGCAGTATCGATCACGTTCTAGGCTTCCTTACCTCTCCGCCGCGATAACTGTCTGTTGTGCTGTAGCCCTCACCCAGCTCCTCCAGCTTGGCCAGCGCCTCCATGTACCTCTGGGTATACAACTGCATCAGGTCGGGATCGCCTTTTAGGTAGGTGTACGCCTCAACAAGACAGCCATAAAGGAGCGTTGACTCCGCATTGGTGCCAAGCCAGCTAGTGCCGTCTGTAGATGTGGTAATAGAGGTGGGCTTATGGAAGTAGTGCAGTTCCGCGTCATATGCGGCGTCTGGGGTAGGGCCAAGGATAAATGCAGTGCGGCTAAATATGCCGTAATACTTGGGGGCGCCAGTGGTTCCGGCCACTGGGTACGCCTGTCGGATGAAGTTTACATCCTTAAAAATAAGGTAGTCATATCCGGAATTATCAATCGCTAACGAATAAGGCGTCAAAAAATCCGATGGCATGACCAGATATTGACTGCCTGCGGCTACAGATCCTTCCACATTCTTGCGGAAGTCAGGTAACTGCACCGTCTTGAGAATCTTATCTTCTGCCTGCTGTATAATTGTTGGCAGGTTGTTAACGAAGCTGGTCTCATTGGACTCCATGTAGTCCTGTATGGCCTGCTTCAATGTGGTGTAAGTAAACGCCATCAGGAAATCTCTACCGTTACGCGCCCAACCACACCTGCCATGTCAAGGCCCACAGTGCGGCTACCAAGAGCTGTATTGCCACCACCAACGGGATCAAAGGCAGACAAAGCGCGGCTTTCGTCAAGTGAGTTGTCAGGTCTAGGAAACCTAAGAGCCTGTGGGTCATTCGCATTTACATCCCCCAACTTGAGTTGTGGCTGATCTTGATCGACTACGTCGCGGCCAACCAACAGGCCATTCCAGCGCCCGTCCTCTATCTGACGGACAAGGTCGCGCAGTGGGTAACGGAATCCAGTCCGATCACAAAAGCCGAAAGCATGCTTACCCTTGGCATAACTGCTCATAGGTCGTTGTAGCCTCCCGGCGCCATATACAGAGCCGCCTTCTCGCGGGACGCATCCGCCGCAAGATTCCACTGCTCTTCATACACCTGCTTGAGCGCAGGCGCGATGCTCATTGATTCTGGTTTTTTGCTGGCTATCTGGTAGGCCAGTCCTGCTACAAGGCAGGGCAGATAGCGTGCGGGCACATCCATGTTATTGGATGCCGGCTTGCCGCTATCCTCGATGCGGTCTAGGTAGTAGTACGCGAACGTGTAGCTAGTTGTGGCGTCAGGGACGGGCCAGAAATGGACCGTGATGCCAGTGGGCTTGCGCTCAACGTAATACTGAAGAGGGCGCCCTTGCGTCAGCTTGTTTGTCTGGTGCGCATACTGGCTGACAGAGATTCTCTGCATAGTCAAATCAGACTGTTTGGAGGTGTTACCAGCGTCTGTGCGTAGCAGACCCTCTATTATGTCTAACTTTTCAGCAGTAAGGTCGTATGACGACGTTCCTGCAACAAGAGCCAGCGTGGCGTCTCGTACCGTCCAGAGATTAAGGCCGCGGTTTTGCCACTCAAGCATGAGCAGATCAATGCTCCGACGGGCGGTTTTGTAGTCGTAACCGCTACGGAGTTCGGAGCCAGCACGCTCAAACGCCTCCTCCATTATGTCTGACAAGTCCAGAGTAAAGTTGGTTGTGCCGCTAGTCGCCATCTAAACAACAACTCCTCTGGTTTTACCGCGCATGGCGATACCGTTTCTGCACTTGGCCTTTGGCATGCGCCCACCGGCAGATGCTTTTTTTGGCTTGCTTAAACCTGCTTCTGACAGGGCAATAGCAACTGCCTGCTTTTTGTTGGTCACCTTTTTCCCAGAACCGCCAGACTTTAGCGTGCCTGACTTAAATTCCTTCATGACCTTTCTGACCTTGCCGGGAGCGTTTTTGGTCTGCTTTCCGGCTTGCGCCCTGCTGATGGCCATCTAGCTACCCTTCTTCCACTTGGTGGACTTGGATTTAGTCTTGCTCGGACTCCACTTGACCTTGTCCGCCCAGTAAGCCGCAGACATCTTCCCCCGCTTAATGTTCTTTGCATGGCGCGACTTAAACGCCTTGCGCTGACCAACGGTCTGGTTGGTTTTTACGCCTTGCTGTCCAAAGCGAATAATCTTTTCCTTGCCGCCTTCGCACGCCTTAACGATGTGCGATTTTTTGGAGTGGCCCGGAGTCCGCTTTGGCTTGTTGCATGCCATCGCGCCCTTATCAACGCGACCGCCTTTTTTGTAGTAAAGTCGCATTACTTGCGGTGCCTCGCTGTCTTTTTAGCCACCTTCTTAGGCTGGCTGGAATGCTGTTTGCCCTTTTTGGTATCCGCCCGCTTCTTGCGGGTGGTAGCGGCATATTCCTTGTCGGATAGCGATTTAATCGCCTTTTCAGGCAAATACCTTTCTCCCGTCGCCTTCGAGCCTTGGGTGCTGGGCTTGCCCGACTTGGTGCGCCATTTCTGCTTTGTCCATTTCTTGAGGGACTTTTGCGGCTTTTTTAGCGCCATCAGTCTTTATACCCCCCGCCTGAAGCCTTGTATTGTTTGGCGAGCATTTGTGCTTTTCTAGCAGACCACTGTCCGGGCTTACCGCCTTTGCCGCCTGCCTTGATTTTATTGAACAGGCGCTTACGCAAGGATGGCTTGGTATAGTTCCCAGCTTCATTGACCCTCGACTCCGTCTTTCCGCCTTTTTTGTAGTAAAGGCGCATTAGCCGTAGTTCTTTTTCACTTGCAGGACGATTGTGTAAGAGTCGCCCAGCGTGTGGCCTACAGTTGTGAACTTAATATCGCCCGTCTTACCGGCGCCAGCATTGTTGCGGATGCCTGTAGAAGAGGAAAAGTCCAGTGAGTCTGAATAGTCAGCAGGAAGCTCCCACGCCAAAACGTCAGCCGTTGCGTCAAACAAAATCTCAACGCCCATGCCAATGGTTGAGTACCAAACGCGCTCAATGTTTACGCTGGTACATGCGCCATCATCGACGGGGTTTTTTGAGAGAGCGGACACGTCGATTTTGGTCACGGCGGACTCGCCGGTTCCATCGCTGACGTTTGTGAATGCTAGGATTGCAGTGCGGGGACCGTCTTCAATAGTCTGACTGGTAACTGTGTCAGCCATATTCTCCTCCAGATAACGGGGGCACTAGCCCCCTATTCATTAACCGGCAGATACGGTGACTACGCCAGAATTGCTCCAGAGCTGACCGGCGACGGTCGGGTCTGAGGTCGGCAGGTCTTTGATAATGACCACGCTGTTGGTTCCATCGTGAGTGATGGAGATGTTTTCAGTAACAGCGCCAGTCGTGGCATTCTTGGTGATTTCTTTGAAGCCGCCCTCTGAGCGGACGGGTCCGTTGAAAGTAGTGTTGGCCATGAGGTTCTCCTGTCTTGGCTAGTGTCTGATGTTCCACATGGAACAATCAGTCAGGAAAGAAAAGGGGGCCGAAGCCCCCTGTTATTTAGGAAGTTCCGGGCGAGCCGTAGATTCCCAGAGGATCGGATACGCCGAAGCTGTATCGCTCGCGAGCCTTGTACCGGACGTTGCCGGTGTCAAAGTCGCCGTCCATTGAAGTTTCCAGAGCTGTGCGCTGGAAGTGCTTCATGCCGTTCGGTACATCGGTAATGATGAAGAAAGCATTGGTGTCTGTCAGGAAGTGGTTGACAGAGTAGCCTTCCGGAATCGAACCGTTGTTGCGAAGGGCGTTGATGTCGTTGTCAGCCGTGCCAACTCGACCTTCAGTCTCAAGCAAGCGAGTTGCTACAAACTGAAGCGCGGGTGGAACGATCAAACGACGGGGTCGGGCCGCGATCAGCAGACCACGCTCATCGGTAAATGCGGCGATGTTAATCACAGCATCTTCCAGCGAGGTCTCGTTCAAATCAGCCGCAACGGTAGGACGGTTGGCGTTAGTGCCACCGTTTACCAGCGGGTGAGATGTGCTGAACAGCGTTACGCCGTCACCAGACTGGTAAGACGTGAAGCCGTTGTTAAGGGGGTTAGCCGCCTTAACCTGCTTGGTGTGAGCCATAGCCCGAGCCAGCGCCTTGGTATAACGAGCAGACAGAGAGTCATACAGGTTATCTTCCATAGCTTCTTCAGTGATGGAGAAGCCAAGGGCGATGGTTTCGTGGTTATAGCGAGCAGTGAACGACTCTTGCGCCGAGTCATAGCTGATGGCCGCGCCTTCAGCTTTAACTGGTGCGGCACCAAAGCCGGACAACTTCACTTCTTCTTCAAATGAGCGCTCAGATGATTCAGTGTCATAAATCATCGTGTGCTCATCGTCATACCGCTCATACTCCAAACCGAACAAGGCGTTCAGACCGGGGAGCAGTTCTTTCAGCATTTGTGCGCGTGAAATAGCCATTACCTAGTTCTCCTTAAACGCCAAGTGCCGTTTCGTAGGCATGACTCAAGGGGAGGTACGTTACAACGCAGTCGGTGAACGAATCACCTACCGCACTGTTAGGACCGTCCACAAAGTCGATGATACGAAGCGGGAACGTGTTGGTAGTTGCGACAGTGCTAGCGTCCAAAGCGTTCTTGCTTCGGCCAATAGCGGTTGAGCCAGCAGTGCTGATAGCTTGTACGTTGTTGCCCAGACCAGTCTGAGCGAT